GGGGAGCAGGGGGATAGGGGGGTCGAAAATCCGGCGCGATTGCCGCAAAGGCGTTGGCGCGTCAAATTTCTGCGTACGTGATTGAAAACACAGAAACCAGGATGCTTAATGACGGCTTCCGATCTGACGAATCAGACTGAAATGTGGCCGGTGGAGCGATTCGTGCCTTATGCGCGAAACCCGCGGCGGAACGATGAGGCGGTGGACCGCATGGCGGCTTCGATTCGCGAGTTTGGTTTCAAGATTCCGGTGCTGGCCAGATCCAATGGCGAAGTGGTGGATGGCCATCTGCGGCTGAAGGCTGCGCATAAGCTGAATCTGACTGAACTGCCGGTGATTCTGTGCGACGAATGGACCGAGGCGCAGGTGAAAGCATTCCGGTTGCTGGTCAACCGCTCGGTGACGTGGGCCGACTGGGACGAGGAACTGCTTTCACTGGAAATGCAGGATCTGCAGTCGCTGGAAATGGATTTGGCGCTGACCGGCTTCGATGCCAAAGAAATCGATAAGCTGATGGCGCCGGTGGAAGCTCCGGACGGATTCGGCGAATACGACGAATCAATTTCGACTGAGCACCAGTGTCCGAAGTGCGGTTATGTCTGGAGCGGAAAGTCAGGACCGGCGAAGCCGGATGAAGTGAAAGCAGCCTGACGATATGGCGATGCGAGTCATGCACCACACGGACGGCAAGTTCGCCAGCAAAGGGAACGTCCTGAACCAGGCTTGTCCAACGATCACCAACCGGTATGCGAATCTGTCCGTGCAGATGGACGGCCGCCCAGAGCCTCCGCGGGCGGCCGCAGCGGGCAAGCCGCCCTATCGCGTGCCGTCGATGGCTGAAGTGGCGGCGGTTTCGTGGAACGGTTTCACGGTGGCGTCCACGTTTTCCGGATGCGGCGGCTCGTGCCTGGGATACCGGATGGCGGGCTTCAAAGTGATTTGGGCGAACGAGTTCGTGCCTGCCGCGCAGGATTCGTACCGGGCGAACATGAGCGCGGGCTGTGTGCTCGACCCGCGCGATATCAGGCTGGTGCAGCCGGAAGAGATTCTGCGGGCGACCGGGCTCGTTCGCGGCGAACTGGATTTATTCGACGGCTCGCCGCCGTGCCAGGCATTCTCCACCGCGGGAAAGCGGGAAAAGGGCTGGGGCCAGAAGAAGCGGTATGAGCACGGCGCTGAGCAGTGTAACGAGACGCTGTTCGACGAATATATTCGCCTGCTGCGCGGACTCCAGCCGAAGACGTTCATCGCCGAAAACGTATCCGGCCTGATTAAAGGCACGGCCAAAGGCTGGTTCATCGAAGTGCTGCGCGCGCTGAAAACTTCGGGCTATCGCGTCAAAGCGCGGCTGCTCGACGCTCAGTGGCTCGGCGTTCCGCAGATGCGGCAGCGAATTATCTTCATCGGAGTCCGTGAAGATCTCGGCTGCGACCCCGTTCATCCGCAACCGCTGCGATACCGCTACTCAGTTCGGGATGCGCTGTCGTGGATCATGCGCGGCAAGTACGACGACACGTGGCGTGCGGCCTCCCTGCCGTCACCGACCGTGTCGGCCTCGCTCGCCTATAACGCGGCCACCAGCAAGCAGGGACTCGAGCTGGTCGAAGCCGAAATCGATATGTCCGGGTATGCTACCGGAACAGCAGAAAGGCGGAAGTTCACCATTGCCGAACTGCGCCGTATCTGCGCATTCCCCGACGACTTTGTTCTGACCGGCACTTATGCGCAGCAGTGGGAACGGCTGGGCAATTCCGTTCCGCCCCTGATGATGAAAGCCATCGCCGAAACCGTCCGCGACAAAGTGTTATGTCAATAAAACCGGGCGCGGGACGCCGCCGTAAACCGGCGATTCTGCATGTGCTGCAGGGAACGCTGGAAACCCGGCATAAGGGTTGTGAATTTGAACCCGTCGCCAAAGGCGCTCTCGGCGACCCGCCGGAGGACTTTACGGCGGACGAAATCCGCGAATGGAATTTCATCCGCGAAAACGCTCCGGCTCAGATGCTGGCCACGCTCGACCGGCGGCTGCTCGTCACGTGGTGTCAGACATGCGTCGCCTATGACCAAGCCAACATACAGTTGAAGAAACACGGCATGCTGATAAAGAACCGGCACGGTATTCCGGTGAAATCGCCGCTGCTTAATATCATCAACGACCAGTTGAAGCATATCCGCATCCTTGCCGAGCAGTTGGGATTCAGTCCTTCCGGACGCGCCCGTCTGCAGACGCCGCATCACGACGACAGCGACGGCGAATGGAAGCGGCTCAAACAAATGAACCGGGCGAGCGTTCAAAAGCAACCGGCGTAATTTAAATGGCGGCAATTCTCCAAAGCGCGGGTTATCTCCGCGAGGCGGAGCTTTGGTCTGCGCGGGTGCTGGACGGCTCGATTCCCGTATGCGCGTGGGTCCGGCTCGCCGTTGAACGCCAGCAGCGCGATCTCGCCAGATACAAGGGCCGGAATTCGCCTTACTATTTCGACCGCGAGGCGGCGGAGTATGTGTGCGCCATCGCCGAACATTTCCCGCACATCAAGGGCGTCTGGGCGCGCGGCGGCGACCGGCTCGTTCTTTCTCCGTGGCAGTGTTTCATTTACACGACCGTCTTCGGGTGGAAACGCTCCGATACGCGCACCCGGCGGTTTCACGTGGTCTACATCGAGGTTCCCAGGAAGAATGGCAAAACGACTATGACGATTCCGGTCGGCCTGTACCTGCTGGCCTGCGATCAGGAGGAGGGCGCGCACGTGGTGGCGGCGGCGACCACGCGCGATCAGGTCGTCAAGACCATTTTTCACGATGCGCAGCACATGGCGCGGCGGGAATCCGGGTTCCTCGCGCAGTTCGGCGTTACGGTTACGGCGCACGCCATCTCGCAGGCGTCCAGCGCATCGAAGTTTGAACCGCTGGCGGCGGAGGACACCAATCTCGACGGCCTGAACATCCACGGCGCGCTGATCGACGAACTGCACGCTCATAAGTCACGCGGGCTGTGGGACGTGCTCGATACCGCGACCGGCTCGCGCGCACAACCGCTCATTTGGGCGATTACCACCGCCGGAACCAACCGCGCGGGCGTCTGCTACGACCAGCGGCTGCATGTCCGCGACATCCTGTCCGGCGTCATCGAGGACGACGCTTACTTCGGAATCATTTTCACCATCGACGAGGGCGACGACCCGTTTGAGGAGTCGTCATGGATCAAGGCCAACCCGAACTGGGGCGTCTCGATATTCCCGGAAAATTTTCGTCAGAGCGCGGCGCGGGCGCAAACCATGCCTTCGGCGCAGACCGCGTTCTTTACCAAGCACCTGTGTATCTGGGCGAATCAGGATCACGTGTGGCTTCCGGCGGGGGCGTGGGATAAGTGCGGTAATAAGGCGCTCGACATGTCGGACTTCGCCGGTGAACCCTGTTACGTGGGAATCGACCTCGCCACCCGGTCGGACCTGACGGCGGTCGCGCTTCTGTTTCCACCGCGCGGCTCGCGGAAAAAATGGTCGGCGTTCGCCCGATTCTATCTGCCGGAGGAGACCGTCGAGCGGGCGGAAAATACCCACTATCAGGGCTGGCTGCGGGCGGGACGGCTCACGGCCACCGAAGGAGCGGCCACCGACTTCGATGTGGTGCTCGACGACCTGCTCGATGTATGCGGGCGGTTTGAGGTGCGCGAGATTGCCAGCGACCCGTGGAAAAACATCCCGCTGATAAATGCGCTGCAAAAACGCGGGGTCACCGTGCCGAAGATCGACGTCCGGCAAACGGTCGGCGTCATGTCACCGGCAATGAAAGAGTTCGAGGCGCTGATCGTCACCGGCATTATCGAGCACGATGGCGACCCGGTGCTCGCGTGGAACGTGGCGAACGTGGTTTGCCATCGCGACAACAAAGACAATCTCTACCCGAAAAAGGAATCGGCGGAGCGGAAAATCGATGGCGTACTGGCGGTGCTGATGGCGCTCGACCGCGCGTTGCGGGCGGGTCAGACCCCGGATTTCGCGGGGCGAGGTCTCTACAGTGTTTGAAATCGGCGCGGAACCCTCGACCCTTACCAAGGCGCGGCAATGGCTCGCCGCTCGCATCGCTCCGCGTCCGGCTCCGGCGGCTCCGGCGAAACTGGCGGGCGTCGGCGGCGGAACTCCCGGCTCCGGCGTGGGCATCAATTCACTGGGCGACCTCAACGCCATGGGCGCGTTGCAGTCGGCGGCGGTCTGGGCGTGCTCCCGGCTCATCTCCCAGTCGATTGCATCGCTGCCCGGTCATATTTTCGAGGAAACCGGCAACGGCAAACAGAAAGCCTACACGCATCCGTACTATCGAATGCTCACGCGGCAACCCAACGCGCTCATGACATCGATGCAATGGCTTCAGACCACGGTTTTACACCTGCTGCTCTGGGGCAACGCGTTCTCGCTTCCCGGCAAGGTCGAGGGCGAGGTCGTCGAACTGTGGCCACTGGACCCGTCGCGCGTGCGGATTCTGTGGCGGCTCGACGGCTCGTTTTATTACCGCGTGTTCAGTTTGCGCGGCGTGCCGACGGATTACTCTCCGCTCGACCTGCTGCACTTCCGGATTATGTCGCTCGACGGCGTTATCGGTCTGGCTCCGATGGACTTTCACCGGCTGACGTTCACGTTTGAGCAACTGTCCGGCATGTATGCCGCATCGCTGTATCAGAACGGCGGGCGGCCGTCGGGCGTTCTGGAATACCCCGGCACGCTCCGCGACGACCAGATAGCCGCGATCCGAGCCTCGTGGGCGTCAATCCACGGCGGACCCGACGCGGGCGGGCGCGTCGCGGTGCTGGAGGGCGGCACGAAGTATTCGCCGATATCGGTCCCGCTGCAGCAACTGGAGTGGGTCGCGACCCAGAAATTTTCAGTCGAACAAATCGCGCGAATATTCGGCGTTCCGCCGCATCTCATCGGCGCACAGGACAAGACCCCGTACGCCTCGGTCGAACAGCAGTCGCTGGAATTCTCGGAGTACACGCTGCAGCCGGTCGTTACCGGCATCGAGCAGACCATCGAGACGGAGCTGCTGGCTCCGCCGTTCATTTACCGGCTCAACCTGTCGGCGTTCGCGCGGGCCGACATCAACGCGCGGTACACGGCGTACGGACAGGGCCGTCAGTGGGGATGGTTCAGCGTCAACGATATCCGCGAACTGGAAGACCTCAACCGCATCGGTCCGGCGGGCGACGTCTATCTGCAACCGGTGAACATGGTCGCGGCGGGCACCGACACATCGAACGTCGTCGGTCCGTTCCCGGCTCCGGAGGACGGCGCTCCGGCTCCGGCTCCCGGCGGCTCGCCGGTAGTCCCGGTGATGCCGATAGCCATTCCGGACCCCGGAACAGGAGTAACAACACCGTGAAAGATCAGTTTTTCGCAGTCAAGTTCTGTCCGCTCATGGAAGCCAAAGCGGACGACCCGGCGAGCGGCGAGTTCTCCGGATACGCGGCCACGTACCAGCGGGATTCGGAGGGCGACCGGATTCAACCGGGCGCGTTTGCTCAGTCCATCAAAGACCGCAAAGGCAGGATTCCGATTTTCCTGAACCACGATAAAACCCAGTGGGCGGGCGCTTCGACCGGCCTCGCGGAGGACGGCAAGGGACTGAAGCTCAACGGGCAACTGTTTCTCGACACGTCGGCGGGGCGCGACGCTATGGGACTGCTCAAAAACGCCGCATCGGTCGAAATGCCGGTCGGACTCAGCATCGGATTTTTAACGCGGGACTGGGACTTCGACGATTCCACCCAAACCCGGATGTTGAAAGACGTGGACCTGTGGGAAACATCGCTGACCCCGTTTCCGGCGAATCGCGGGGCGCGGGTCGATCAGGTCAAGGCACTGCGAAATTATGAGCGGCTCTTACGCGACGTAACGAACTGCTCGGCGAGCGACGCAAAGAGAATTCTGTCTCTGTTGCCGCTATCGCTGTCCGGCGAACCGGCGGACGGCTACCCGTTCCATTCCGCGCGTGACGTTCGGGATGCGGACTTAGTTATCGACGTGCGGAGTCATCTCCGCGAACTGGAAGGAATAAAACCATCATGGCGGTAGCAATTAACGACACGGAAGAAGGACGGCGGCTCATCGGCGAATTTCAGGACTCGATTAAAGAGTTTCGCGCGTGGGTCACCAAATCGCAGGACGAGTTTAAACAGTACGGCTCAGTCCAGAGCGCAACGCAGGAGCAGGTTACGTCGCTCGCTAAACAGGTGGGCGACGTCATGACCCAGATGAAAGAAATGGCGGAGTCGAAATCGAAGACCGACGAGGAACTGAAGCGGCTCCGGCAAATCGGATTCCGTCTGGGCGCGTCGGGCGCTGGCGGCGAGGGCGGCGCACCGCTCACCCTGGGCGAGCGGTTTACCCAGTCCGACGCCTATAAGAACTCCCAGTTCTCGGGACGGTTCCGGGTGGCGTCGGCGATCAGCGGGCGGCTGCTCGAACGAAAAGCCAACATCATCACGGAGGCGGGTTCCGGCATGGTGATTTATCCGCAGCGCGTCGGTTACTTCCTCACTCCGCCGCAACTGCCGTTAGTCATGCGCGACCTGCTCAACGTGATTCCGCTCTCCGGGACCAACGCGGTCGAGTACGTCAAGGAAACCGTTAACTACGCGGCGGATTATCAGTTGAACGAGGGCGACGTCAAGGCTCAGGGCGACATCACCTACACCGACGCGACAGCGGTCGTCCGGACCATCGCGTGGTACGTGAAAGTTTCCCGGCAGATGCTCTCCGATGTTCCCTATGTCGCGCAAACCATCGACCAGCGGCTCCTGTACGGCGTGCTGCGCAAGGAAGAGCACGAAATTCTCTGGGGCACGGGCGCGGCGGGGCACCTCAACGGCATCATGACGCAGGCTCCGGCCATGAATACGGCGGCTCCGCCACTGGGTACGGCTCCGTATTACAAGCTGGATTACATCATCGAGGCGATTACCTACCTGTCGTCTATGGGCTATGTTCCGGACGCCTGCATTCTGAACCCGCTGGACTGGGGTTCGATGCTCTGGGCCAAAGACACGACAGAGCGGTATTTGCTGGCACCGTGGGGCGGTCTCGCCAATGTTCCGGCGACGCTCTGGGGCGTGCGGATGGTCCAGTCGGTCGAGATGACGCAGGGCACCATCCTGACCGGCGCGTTTTCCGGCAACGCGGCGCTGTTCGACCGCGAAACGGCCAACGTCGAACTCAGCTATGAGAACGAGGACGATTTTATCCGCAATCTGGCGACCATCCGCGCGGAGGAACGGGTCGCGCTCGCGGTGTTCATTCCGCAGGCATTCGTCAAGTCGAATATCTCGACCGGTAAAACCGCTATCGAGGGCACCAACGGCGGCGGACAACAGGCTCCGGCTCCGACTCCGGCGCATACGACGCACACGGTGAGCAAGAAATGACGGTCGTCATCCTCAACCCGGTCATCGTCGCGGGTAAATCGCGGCGACCCGGCGAACTGGTCGCTGTTACGGACGCTGAGGGCGAGCGGCTCATCAAAGCGGGCGACGCTCGCGAACGGGCTGTCGTAACTCCGCTCGAAACCAAGGACGACCCGGACCCGGAAGAGCGGGAAACCGGCGACGATGCGGAGGACGATTAAATGCTGAACGGACGGCTCGCTCTGCTCTCGCTCGCGGTTGTCTGTTTCCTGCTCGCGGCGGTAGCGGTTCCGTTTCCGCGCGTGAATCTGGTCGCGGCGGGGCTGATGTTCTGGGTCCTGTCGGTCCTCATCGGAGCATGAGTCAGATTCCCAACGTCCGTGTATCGTTCCATGACCGCGATAACTTCATTCGCGACCTGATGACGATACTCACCGGTTCACCGGCGGCGGACGGGACGACGGATAACGTTGTCGTCCCGTCTCCGCTGTCCAAGTCGGTCCGCGATGCGAGTCCGATTCTCACGCTCGACCAGATAAAAGCGCACCTCCGCATTGACCCGTCCAATACCGATGAGGACGATCAGTTAACGCTGTTCGAACAGGCGGCGCACCTCCACACGGCGAACGTTCTCCGGCTCGACGTGGACGACACAGTCGGCGAAAACGTCAAGGTCGCGAACCTGTTGCTCATCGCGCACTGGTACCGCAACCGCGAGACCGTCGGCGATATCAAACTGGGCGAAATTCCGCTGGCATACATGGCGCTCCTGATACCGGAACGGAGTTTCACGAACAGTTACTGATCCCATGTCCACGATGCAAAATCCGGAAGTTAACGCGGGCGACCTCGATCGGCGGGTAACGCTTCTGTCGCCGGTTTACAACACCTATCAGGACGAAATCGTCGATTGGTCGCCGGTCGCTCAGGTGTGGGCGAAAATGGCTCCCAATTTCGGGCAGGAAATCAACGAGGCGGGACGGACGGTCGCGGTTGTTCAGTCCATCGTGAACATCCGCTACCGGTCCGACATTGACGCGCGATGGCGTTTGCAGATGGGTTCCCGGCTGTTCGAGGTCGCGGCGATTCTGAACCCGATGGAACGGCGGGCGCAACTGCAACTCAACTGCAAAGAGGTTCTATGACACCGGCAAAAACGACGGCTCCGAAGCATCTGAAAATCGACAAGGCGGTTATCGACGACATCCATGCGCTGTTCGACGCACTGGTCGCGTTCATGGACTCCGGCGACTGGGTACAGGTGAACGCGTACGCGAACAAAGACGCGGCGGGCGCGACCACCTGCGGCGTGAACTGTACCGACAAAAACGGCAACTCGATTAACTATTCGGAGCGGGTCGTCGGTCCGCGTGTCTCGATCAATCCTCCGGCGGTGAGTCTGGGACCCGGCGGGACGCAACAGTTCGCGGCGACCGTCACCGACGCAACGGGCGCACCCATCGCGGGCGCGGGCGTGACGTGGGCGGTCACAGGAACCGGCACGGTCAGCGCGGCGGGTCTCTACACGGCTCCGGCCACCATCACCGGCAACACCAGCGTTGCCATAACCGCGACGTACGCCGAAGGTCCGGCAACGGCGACCGCAACGGTTTCTTTGCATCCATAGGCGCTCCAATGGCCAATACTCCGACGCGCATATCGACAACCTCCAAAGCGTTTAAGTGGGAAGGCGTTCCGGAGATGAAAAAGATGTTCGCGGAAATGGCCATCGCACTGGGACCGGACGGTATGGGAACCGCGCGCGGGCAGCTGAAAGACATCCTGATGACCCCGGCTATGGTCATTCGCGACGAAGCCAAAGACATGGTTCCGGTTCGCACCGGCAGGCTCCGGGACGCGATATTCGCCGCGCGCGGACCGGACGACCGGCGCGGCGTCATCGTGGGCGTGAACGGCTCCAAAGCTCCGTATGCGCGGATGGTGGAAAAGGGAACGTCGCGCACTCCGGCTCACCCGTACTTTCGACCGGCCATTAACGCGGTTGCGCCAACTATCGCCAATATGATCGCGGGCGACATGAAAAAACTTATCGAAGGGATGGCGGAGCAACTGGGCTATCACATCCCGATGCCATCGGACCCGTAAATGGTCATCGTCGAACAGGTCATCCGCGATTTGCTGATTCAGACCAACCTGTGCGACACGCGCGTTTTTCTCCGGCGGGCACCTCAGGTTCCGGCGGAGCAACAGAAGAATCCGTTTATGATTTTTTCCCACGTGGCACCGTTGCCGGTCGGCGCTCACGACGGACCGCTCGACCTGATGCAACGCGATTATCAGGTCCAGATTTTCGACCCGTCGCAATCGAAAGCTATCGCTATCGGCGACTCGCTCCGCGCGGCGCTCGACGGCTACCGGCAGGAATTCGAGGGCGTCCGCTTCGGCGCGATTTTCTACCGGGCGGAGACGTCCGCTTACGAAAGTGAAACCAGACTTCATGAGGTCATGCAGGAATACCGGTTCCTGTACCAACTCATCGACCCACAACCCGCAGTAAGAACCCGCAGTAACAACCGCAACACAAAGGAGTAACTAACACATGGAATCCGCAGTGCTCGAACATCCTACAGAACAGGCGTCGTCGTGGCAGGCGCCAGCTCCGCCACGACCCATTACCGGCGGCGCTCCCTATGCCGGTCCCGGAGGCGCTCAGTTTGGCGGGCCGGGAGGCGCCGTACCCGGCGGCGACGGTCCGGCGGTGCATTCAACGGCGGCTGGACTTCCGTCCGGCATCCCGGCCTACGGCACTCAGATTCAGGTGATGACGTCGTCGTCGCCGGAAGCATACGAGACCATTTCGGGCGTGGGCGATATCACCGGACCCAATACGCAGGTGGCGGAAATCGAGACGACGTCGCACTCGACCGGCAACCCGCACCGGACGTATATTCCGACGCTCATCGACGACGGCGACCTGTCGTTTCCGATGTTCTGGAATCCGGCGGACCCGACACATTCTGGCACCTCGTCGTACGGTCTGGAATACCTGTTTCAGAACCGGTTAACCACCAAGTTCCGAATGATTAACACGGACCCCGGCCACCAGACGCGGACCTGTTACGGTTTCGTCAAGCAACTCGGCGAGACGTACCCGGTTCAGGGTATCTGCGCGCGTAACGTCGTTATCCGCATTGCAAGCTCATGGCAGATTGTCCCGTCGCCGATTACGCTGACTCCGGCGTCCGCGGCTCCGCTGGCGGCGGGCGGACCCGGCACGGTCGCGGTCGCGGTCGGCGGCGCGATTTCGGCGGCATGGATGCCGGTCGTCGATTGCGCGTGGCTGCACATCACGTCTCCGACGGCTCCGCAGTCGGGCGACGGCACCATCAACTACACGGTCGACGTGAACCCCGTTGCCTCACCGGCGCGAACCGGGCACATTCTCATCGCGGCTCTGGGCCTGACGTTCACGGTCAATCAGGCGGCGGGTTAACGGAGGCTCCGGTCATGACCAAACCCGAACGCGGGCAACCGATTCTCGTCACCATCGGCGAACGGGTTCTCGAACTCCGTTATCCGCTGGGCGCGCTGAAAGAACTGGACCGGAATCACGGCATCTCGCTCCTGAAAGGCTCCGGCGCGGCGGAGATGTTCGCGGACCCGGAAAAGCTGTCGGCGATGGTGTATTACGGCCTGAAAACCCGGCAGCCGGACGTCACTCCGCAATGGGTCGACGACAATGTCGATGCGTCGATGCTGCTCAATCTGGCTCCGCTGCTGGTCTACGCGACCACCGGGCGCTGGCCTAAAATGCTGAACCTCGACGAGGACGACGAAGACGGCGACGAAACCGAAAACCCTTTGCTACCGGCGACCCTCTCGACTGGGTCACAATCTGGGCCGTCGGACGCTACGACCTCCGCTGCAGCGACGCTGAATTCTGGGCATTGACCCTTCAGGAATTCGACGCGCTCCGCCACCGGCAGATGCTCGGTAACGAGTTTCTCGAATATTGCGGGGCGCTTTCACCGTGGGCCACATTCAACGTTAACCGGGGCAAGGGTATGCCGTTCCGTCAGGTTGAGGAATTCCAGCTGAGGCAGCGGGCGCGGCTCATGCTGGCGCGACCGGCGGCGGGCGCGGCTCCGGCTCCGCAACAGATGCGGTTTGCGCGACCCGGCGAACGTCCGCCGTCGCGGTTTGCGCCCGGCAACCATCCGGACCTGATATCCCGGCTCGACGCGTCGGCATCGCGGCGCGGCATCTGGAGGAACCATGGCGGCTAACGCGGGCGACATGCTCGCCACTCTGGGCCTCGAAAACAAGCAGTTCATCGACGCCATGACCCAGGCGGCGCAGTCGGTGGACCAGAACACCGGCGCGATATCGGCGCAGTTCGAGAAAATCGGCGGCGCTCTGAACACGGCGGCGCAGGTTCTGGCCTCGTTCGGCGTCGGCTCCGGACTGGCGAAATTCGCCTCCGAATGTCTCGACGCGGCAACGGCGACGGATAAACTCTATGGCTCGTTTACGGCTCTCAACGGCGCGACGGAGGAAACCAAACAGGTATTCGATTCGATAAAGGACCTCGAACTCAGCAGCAAGTTCGATTTTGCCGAGACTCTGGGTCCGGCGGCAAAAAACATGATGCTGCTGGGCGTCGGCGCTCAGCAGACGGCGGACACCATGACCGCGCTGGTCGATGCGGCGGCGGGCCTGAAACAGGGTCCGCAGTGGATAACGCAGGTGTCCGACGCAATCGCGAACATGCAGTCGCACGTGGTCGCATCGTCGCGCGATATCAAGGCTCTGCAACAGGACGGCATCGACGCTTACGGCGCGCTGGCTCGGCAAATGGGCCTGTCGATGGGCGAGGCGCAGGACGAAATCAAAAAAGGGATGCTGTCGTCCCAACAGGTCATCGACGCGGTCACCACGGATCTGGGCGAACGCTGGCGGGGCGCGGCGGCGGACTCCATGAACTCATGGGCGGGCGCGATGCATCTGCTCGACGCGGCCACCAATGACGCGATGGCGGACATCGGGCGAACCATCAAGTCGATGCTCGACGAGGCGTCGCCGCTTATCACGGCGGCGGCGAACGCGGTTAAAGAATTCGGCGAGATGTGGCAAACGCTGCCGGGTCCGCTGAAAGACGTGCTGGTCATCGTTCCGGCGGTGGCGGCGGCGGTGGTTGCCCTGGCGGGCGCATGGAAGGGACTGACGGCGGCGCTCGAACTGATGGACTTTAACCCCGTCATTCTGGGCATCACGGCGCTGGTCGCGGCGCTCGCGTTGATTGCGAAGTGGGCCTATGAAAACTGGCCCGCAATCGAAGCGGTTTTCAAAGAAGCGGTCGATTACCTGAGCAAAATATTCGCTCCGCTCATCGCGGTCTGGGAGCAGGACTGGGCCGACATCAAAGCGGTATTGCAAACCGTCTGGGACTGGATTTCCACCGCCGTGCAGAAAGTCGGCTCCGCGATCTCCGCGGTTGCCGGTTTCGTCGGCGGCATTGCGGGCGCGGTCACCGGAACCAGCGACGAGTTTAAGAAACTGGGCGCGGTCTGGGACGACGCGCAGCAAAAGATGGCGGCGGCGGCTCAGGCGGACAAAGACCGCAAGGCGGCACAGGACGCGGCGGCGGCATCGTCGGCACAGCAGAGAATCGCGTTGCAGCAACAGGAGGCGGCGGAACTGGCGGCGGCGAACGCGGCCAAGGAACGCGCGGCTCAGCAAAAGGCGGCGGCGGAACAGGCCAAACAACTGGCGGCGGAAGAGCAAAAGATTCTCGACGGCCTGCTCAAGGGCTATCAGGCGTTACAGGCGGTCTCGCCGGACGTGGCGAAATCCATCTCCGACTCGATGGGCGCGGTTTCCGAATCGGCGGCTCGCGCGAAACAGGCGTTCGGCGAGGCATACGACTACCTGTCGGACGCTCAGAAAAAGGCGGCGGAAGATACGCTGGCTCTCGGCGACGCCTATAAGACGCTGGGCGTCACCAGCGAGCAGGCGCTCATCAACGCGGCGCAAAAGGCGGATGATGCGTTCAAGCTCATCTCCGGCTCGGCGACCGCGACCCAGAAAGACGTGGAAAACGCTACCGATGCCATGGTCGCGGCGCACAAAAAACTGGCCGATTTCCTGAACAATGACGCGATTACGGCGGTCCATGCGTTCGGCATGAAAACGGCGGACGAACTCAAGCAGTCGGAGGATAACTGGTTCAATTACGCGGACAAAGTAACGCAGGTGTTCGGCGAGGGCACGTCGCAGGCGTTACAGGCGCAACTGAAAGCGTTTGAACAATACCAGTCGGACATGCTGGCACAGGGTAAGGTTCTGTCGGATGCGGAACTACAGCATCTGGCGGACCTGAAAAAAGCGGTCGAGGCGGCGAAAGACCCGTTGTTGCAGCTTAACGACGCGTACGCGGCGCTGGGCGTGAAAACAGTTCAGTCGCAGGTTGACCAGATAAAAGCACTGGCGGACGCGCTCGCTGACGCGGAGAAGATCACCGGCGACACCGTTCAGACCAACGCGGACTTATACGACGGGCAACAGAAACTTACCAAGGCGGTTTCCGATCACATCGACCTGTTGAACGGCAAATGGAAACAGGCTCACGACGACGGCAAGGCGACCGCGACCCAAATGTATCAGGCGGCGTACGACGAGGCGGTCAAGTATCTGCAACAGGTGACGGCGACCTCGGACGGCTCACAGGCGGCGCTCGCTCTGATAGCGGCGGCTACCGACGTGGTCGGGCAGCGGATGCACGCCCTGAACATCGGCGCGGTGAAAGAAACCGAAACCGCGTTTCATGACATGGGCATCCATACGCAGGCGGAACTGGAAGCCATGCAGCAAAAGGCGGATGACGAATTCGCGCGAATCGCGGCGTCGGGCGAGACCAACGCCACCACCATGCAGGAGGCGTGGCTCAAACACACCAAGGATACTTACGACAACATCCTGCAAATGGGCGGGACGCTCACGGAGTCCCAGAAGAGCGAATACGACAAACAGGAGCAACAGCTAAAAGACCATCTGACAACGACCGGCTCGATGTGGAAAACCGCGTATGACGGCGTGAAAGGCGCGGTTACGGGCGCGTTTAACGACATGGTAACGGCGCTCGTCACCGGCGACCAGTCGTTCGGTCAGGTGATGACGAAAATGCTCCAGAGCATCGCGGAAACGGCAATCAATACGTTTATTCAGCCGTTCCGCGACGCGGTTGCGAAGTTCGTCGCCAATGAACTCGCGGACCTGCTCGGCGGTAAGGGACTTGGCGGCGTGTCCGATTCGCTGAAGTCGATCGGCTCGACCGCGTCGAGCATTTTCGGCGGCGGCTCGTCCGGCGCGGGTTCCATCGGCGGCGGCATTCCGATATCGGACCCCGGCATCACGGAAGGGGCTACCGACGCGTCGGGAGCGGCGAGTGGGGCATCATCGGCAATCGGCGGAGTCATGGGCGCGGTCGGCGCTATCGGCTCCGCCGTCTCCGCTATTTCCGGCATCATCGGCAATTTCCAGTCGGCGAAACAGGAGACGACGCTCAACGCCATTGAACACAACACCCGCTACACCATGATGTATGTCGGCGAGCAGGCGGACGGCGGCATCTTTCACGCGGTCTCGCAAATGCGCGACCTGCTCGACCACGGACTGATTCAACAGGACATACAACGGCTCGCGAACCAGTTCGACGACTACCACGACCAGATGTTGCCTATCGCGTGGGATACCCGGAACGCGGTCCAGAAAGTCAGCGACTATGCGGACCTGAGTTATGCGGCGCTTTCGGACTCGCGCGACCTGCTCGCCAGCATCGACGCGTCGGTTAAGTCACTGACCATCAACGTATCGCCGGAGGGCATAACCACGGCGGACGCGGCGCGGGCGCTCGGCGACCAGATAGCCAAGAACATGGCGGCGCAACTGACACTGACGGCGGTATGAATATCCGAATAGTCATCGGCGGAGCGGATTACACCGATTCGGCGCTGCTCGACGCTACCCGGATTTCGTTCGACTCGTCGCGGCGGGTGACGACGGCGTCGGTAACGGTGCTGGGTCCGGCGGTGGATGGCGACCCGGCGTCGGCGGTTTACGATGAGGCGGTTTACGATCAGGACGTTTACGCGTTTGAGATTGACTATCTCGCCAAAATCACCATTTACAACGCGGATGCGACCGGCTCCGTGAAACTGTTCGAGGGTTCGGTTCTGACCCAGACCATGAAACAGACCGACTCCGTCGATGGGAAACGCGTCCTGTATCAGTGCGACTGCAACGATTACGCGGCGTGGCTCGACCGTTCCATCGCGGCGGACATCGCTCCGGTCCCGATGCCATCGAGCGACCAGTACCTGATTCAGCGGCTGGTGGGCGATTTCTGCGCTCAGGTGGACGCAACGCGGCATGTTGACCAGCTGGCCCCGGCGATCTATTCGTATCAGTGGCAAAACAAAACCTGCCGCCAGATTCTCGACGACATCTGCGCCATCACCGGCGGGCAGTGGTACGTCGATTTCGATGGCGTCCTGTGGTACGGCGCGATTCTGGGCTCGACCCAGGCTCCGTTTGGACTTTCGACGTTGCCGGACATGGTCTCGACGTTTCCGGTCCGCGTCGATTCGTGGCGGAAGGATTTCTCCAACCCGGTGAACCGCGCGTATGTGCGCGGCGCGGCGGTGGCGGACGGGTTCCCCTGGACGCAGGGATGGTACGACGACCCGGTCTCGATTCAGAAGTACGGGACGCTCGGCGCATCGATTGTAGACACCCAGTTAACCAGCGATTACGACTGTCAGCTCAGGGCGAAAACCACTGTGCTGCAGTACTCCGAACCGGTCGAACAGGGTTCGTTCGTCGTCTGGAAAGACGGTCTGGCGCTGGGGCAAACGGTTCACATCCGCGAGGACAGCCTCGGCATCGACGGGGACTACATCATCCGCGCGCTGGCGATGGCGTGGAAGACGAAAGACGTCGTCGAGTACGCGGTCCAGTTCGGCGCGAAACAGCCGGACCTCGAATCGTTTTTGCGGATGCTCGACCAGCGGACGAAATGGGCGTCGGCTCTGGTACCGGCGTCGATCCCGGCTCCCGGCTCCGTGACCGATTCGTCCATCGCGTCCGGCGGGCTGTCGGCGTCGTCGATCAATTCGGTCAGCGCGGGCACGATTCAGGGCCTGATTCAGTCGGACCAGATAGGGAGCGTCGGCGCGAATACGATAATCGGCTCGATTCAGGCGTCGCAGATCGCGGCGGTCAACGCGTCGGTTATTCAGGGCGCTGTCACCGCCGGTCAGATCGCGACCGTGAACGCGTCGTCCATTCAGGGGTCGATTACCGCCGGTCAGATCGGCTCGGTCGCGGCCAGCAGCATTACCGGCTCGATTACGGCGTCGCAGATAACCAGCATCGGCGCGACCCAGATAACCGGCCTGATTCAGTCCGGACAAATCGGCTCGGTGGGCGCAACCACCATACAGGGCGCAATCACGGCGGGTCAAATCGGCTCCGTCTCGGCGACCGTAATTCAGGGCGTGGTGGTTTCCTCGCAGCTGGCGGACGGCATCATCGACGATTTGGCGAAATATGCGGCGGCGCTCCGTCCGGTTCCGATGCTCCCCAATCCGCCGGTGCTGCCGAACGGCAACAACCCGGCGGGCAGCTACTACTACCTGACATCGACCGGCCATTTCTATCAGGTGTCGGCGGACGGCCTCGGCTCGACCGACGCGGGCGCTAACCCGGATTCGCTCACCGGGCAAATGAAGTTTTACACCATCGGCGCTCTGAGTGCTCAGAACATCAACGGCCTGATCCTCGCGGCGCAAATAGGCTCCGTCAATGCCACCACCATCAACGGGCAGATACAGGCGGCGCAGATTTCGAGCGTCAGCGCGACCGCGATTAACGGCCTGATAACCGCGTCCCAGATCGACAAAATCAGGGCGGACCAGATTACCGGACAACTGGTCGCGTCGCAGGTGACCAGCATTACGGCGGGTCAGATCACCGGCACACTGACGGCGGCGCAGATCGGCGCGGTGAACGCGTCGGCCATCGCCGGTCTGATTCAGGCGTCCCAGATAAACACCGTGGGCGCGGCGCAGATAACCGGCTCGATTCAGTCGTCGCAGATAGCCAGCATCACCGCCGGTCAGATCACCGGCGTCATCAACGGCGGACAGATCAATTCGATTGTGGCTTCCACCATCACCGTGGGCACGCTCGCCGATTCGCAAATCGGAACCGTCTCCGGCGGAAAAATCATCGCGGGCACCGTCACGTCGGATAAGCTCTCGTCCGTCTCCATCGACGTGGGCGGCGGCTCGTCCGGCAAACCGGGCGTGTTTAACGTTTACGACGCGTCTAATAACATCGTCGGGCGCGTCGGCACCCTGACCGGCAGTTTCTACGGCGGCTGGTTTAAAGTGTTCGGAGCGGGCGGAACCAGCTATACCGACGCGGTGGTAAAGACCGACACCGGCGGCAACCTGAGCATCACCAACGCGGCGATTACGATTACTCATTCCGCCAGCGCAACGCAGATAGCCACCAGCCCGACCACGTTTTACACGGCTACCGTGGGTTCGTATTCATCCATCGCGCTCAACGTTTCAGGCGGCAGCGACAAGGCCAGCCTGGTTTCACGCGGCCTCGTGGTGACCAGCACCACCGCTCCCGGCAACAATCAGGTGGGGGCGCTGGTCCGCGACCCCACTTACACGGACGCCGGGGTGCTGACGCTGCTGGGCGGAGGAAATATAAACATCGCCCTGACCGGACACGATGGCATCGTGCAGGCGTCCGGCTTCAAATGCGGCGGCAACGCGGGCATCGGGACCACCTTCTACGGAAGCGACGGGGCCAGCCAGTGGTTGTTCACCGTTGCGGGCGGCATCATCACATCCAACGGCGGGTCGCCGGTCAGCAACGCCGTTACGGTCGGTCCGGTTAATCTGCTGGCGAACGACGGCAAGAGCACGTGGTCTCTGTACTGGAAATACGGGCTGATGTCGGCGGCGAATTTCTATCAGGGTTAAAAGGAGAACAGGCATGGAAAACGAACTGAAAAACGGCGCGGCTACGGAGTCGGAACTGTTTCCGCTCGACGACGCGGCTATCGAAACTATCGCGGAACTCGACGCTCAGGAGCGAAACGTCAACGTCGCGCGAAACGCGGTCCTGAGTTATTTCCTCCGTCAGCACAAACTAACCGGCAACTGGTCGCTGGCTCCCAACCGGCGCGAACTCACGCGGACGGCGGCTAACCCGCTGCAGGTGGGCTGACATGGCGACGAAATCCGTTTCCCTGCCCATTACGCCAATTATCCCGGACCCGGTTTCACCCGGCCAAAAGGTGACGGCATCGGCGGAAAATTCCGTCCGCCAGTGCCTGTCCGACCTGTGGACCAACGAGCAGGCCATCGCTTCGACGGCGCAAACGCCGTGGACACAGAATGTCGACGCGGCGAATCACAGTCTGACCGGTCTTTCTTCTCTGGGCATCGGCGACCCGCAACTGACAGAAGCTCTCGTCGCGGGGGCTTACTCGCTGGTAGTTTCCACTCCCTATCGTTCCGGCATTATTTGTGCATCGGGAACCGGTCAGGCGATGGTCGGCGCAGTGAACGCGCTCGACCCCGCCAAAGGCGAAATGATGGAAATTGCAGCGTTTGGCACAGATGCGTATTGCGGCGCTCTGGGCGACGGAACCGCCGCTACAAGGCTGACGAAACTGACGGTCGGCAACATCAGCGGCTCCGGCATCAACCAGATAGATTTTAGACTCGCGGCAGGCGTTGTGTCGTCGATCCTCGCGGACGGCTCTTACAACGCGGTGGCCGGATCGGTCACCGCGACGTCCTTTAGCGCCATCGCGCCAGCCGGAGGAAACAATGTTCAGATCACAGCCGGAGCGGTCACGGTGACCACCACGGGCGGCGCGTACGCGCAACTGACCACCAACGCGGGTAATATGGAAATCCTGTATCTTGGCTCGGCGTTCAAGTCCATGCTCATAAATGCGGACGCGGGCAACAATGTGACCCTGCGCGCGGGCGGCGGGTTAGAGTTCGACGCCAATGGCAAGTCGAGAATGACCATCGACACGGCGGGCCATGTCGCGATCAACACGCCGGACGACGCGGCTCCGGCTCTTATCGTGGCCTCCATCAACGCGCAGACTATCGCAGCCGGAGCGAATCCGCTGAGCCTGAACACGTCGGGAACGGCGCGCATCTACGTGACGGCGGCTGGCAACGTCGGCATCGGCAACACCACGCCCGGTTATCCGCTCGACGTGACCGGCGACATCCGTTGCTCAGGCGTCTTCAGAGGCGCGCTGGCTGCGACTCCGACGCCGTGGACGCAAAACATTGACGGCGGCGGCCACGATCTGTCGAACGCAGGAACTATCAGCACGAACGCATCCATCTATGCCGGGTCAGTTATTTCGGCTGTGTCGGTCTCCTCCGTCAAGCCTGGAGCGGGCGGGACGAGTTCCTACATGAGCATTCACAACAGCCCGGATACGAACAACTCGGCGTTCATAATAATCCAAAACGGGCAATTCGGCGGACCGGGTAATGTGAGCCTGGTTGCCTATACGACCGGCACGCCAGTTACCCCAATTACGCGGCTTCAGTTCGGCGACTATGCCGGAACGATGACGGGCATTGATTTTCTGTTCGCAGGCGCGGCCAGAGCATCCGTTACGTCCGATGGCGTGCTCCATGCAGCCGGAGTCAACGCCACGCTCGCGGTCTACGCGAACAATGCGGCGGCGGTCGCCGGAGGGCTGGCCGCTGGCCGCTTCTACCGCAACGGCGCGGACCCCGATGTGGTCTGCGTGGTGCATTAGATGCGTTACGCTGTCGGAATGAGAGATGAGCGGGTCCGCGAAGCTATCGCGCGGCGGCTGGAACTGGTGGCTGGGCGAAAACGGTTCGGCTATCATTTCCGGCGAGTGGCGCGGGCACCGGCTGCGGCGCGTCCGGCAGCGCCAAAGACCCGGCCTGTCTCCGGCGGCTGGTGCGAAACGCTGAAGAAAAACTCGCATTTGCACCTGCGTCTCCCGGACGAACTGATGGCTCTGGTTCAGCAACGCGCAGCCGAACGCGGCATTAAATATCAGGTATGGGTGCGCGAAACGCTGGAACGCGCGGTAATTCTGAAGGAGAAAACAGCAGCGTGATAATCGTCACCTGTACAAAAGCCGACGCAACCGGCGCGAGCGAGGGCACCGTCATCGATATGTTTTGGATTGGACTGGCCGGGGCACAGGCGACGAACGAGATGTCCACCGCCGTCGCTCCTGGCTATCACGATGTCATGGTCATCGGCGTTAAGGACGCGAACGACCTGATAATCAACCGCCTGATGAATGCGGAACTCTCCGTTCAGCCGGTCGTTCAGGACACACCGCCACCGCCCGAAGGCTGACGGTTTTTTCCCGCGCTGGCGCGCATTGGAGCGATATGCGGGTGGCGGCGGCGGGTCAGGCGGCTATTTTCTTTTTCGATAAAGCCGATGAATTCCGTCAGGGAAATTCCCAGCGCTCCGGCGGCGTTAGCCAGCGTATCGATGCGCGGCATTCGTTCTCCGGTCTCAAGCTCCGAAATATAATTCCGGTCGACTCCCATCTGCTCTCCAACGGCTTTCTGGGTCATGCTCCGCTCTTCCCGCAGGCGGCGGAGCACGATAGCGACGGCGCGTCCCCACACATTGAGATCTCCGGCCATTCTTTTTATATGGTGATATCTGTTACATATAAACCCGCACATAATTAATCCGGTAAAGACAAATCACACACCGGCGGCTTTAGTTTCCTCCGGCGGCGCGGGAAATTCACAAATTTTTTTTTGAGGCGACCAGCGGGTGAAAGTGCTCCCTGACGGGGATAGCGGCAAACCCTTTAAATTCAAATAATTCCCGCTGGCCTGCTTTAGTGCGCTGTCAAAACGCTGTCATTTATAACATGATAATTGTAAGGTAATTACAGCGTTTGCAGCAAGATACCCCATTGACAACTAACTAACTTCGCCGTATATTCGGTTATCCGTTAAGGCGAGTGGTTGTAGTTCGAAAAGATGGAACGAATTAGTCGTTCGATCTAAGTAGACGATTAGTTATAAGTGTGACGGAAATCGCATCTTGCGGGCGGCGCTTCGGCTCGCGGTGGGAGTGCATTTGTTATGGAGAATACAAACTCAAAACGCGTTACTCTGGTAAGACTGACGACGCGAATTTCTCAGCAGGCCATGCTTTATTTGCAGGAGGAATGCGACCGGCGGTATGAGTCGGAGGCGGCTCGCGTTCCTTACGGGAAGGTTCTGACAGCGGTACTGATCGAGCGGTTCGGACCGCAAGCCACCCCGGCACTGGTCCGTAAGAAATCGGCGTAAATTAACGCCGCTGATCAAACCCTAAATTTTCAGGTTCGGCCAACAGTGACAGGAGAAGTGTGCCTGATGATGACGTTCTGGCGCGTCTGGTCGAGGACGACCTCGCGCGCGAGAAAAAGGCGGCGGCGCGCGACGGCTACCCGGCAAAGTGCGACGAATGCCGGGTCGATTCCGGCGTCGCGTTTCTGGCGGACAGGTGGCTGTGTGATTTCTGCCGCCGAGACGAAGTGCGGCGGCTCGACTGTGAAGGGATGAGGCGCAATGGCAGACCATGAACTCCGGCAACACGGCATAGGCGGCTCCGACGTCGCGGCGATACTCGGCTGCGATTCCCGGCGCGACGCCTACAGCGTCTGGGCGGAAAAAACCGGACGGCTCCGGCGCGAGCCTCCGACGGCGCGGATGCAGCTGGGCAAACTGTTCGAGCGGGGCATTGTCGAGTACTACTCATCGCTCACCGGACGCGCGGTGGTGTGGCTCGACCAGACCCGGCGCGACCCGGAGCGGCCATGGATGGTCTATACCCCGGACGCGATTTGTCAGCATGAGAATCGCGGCATCGACGCCAAGCTCGTCTCGTGGGATCAGCGGCACCTGTGGGGCGAAACGGCGGACGACATCCCGGAACGGGTGCAGATTCAGTGCCACTGGTACATGGCGGCGATGGACTACCCGGTCTGGGACGTCGCGGCGCTGCTCGGCATGGACGAACCGCGCGTTTACACCATCCGGCGCGATTACGAACTGGAAGACGAAATTCTTCAGGGCGCGGAGGAATTCTGGCGGCGCCACATCGTCGGCGGCGAGGAACCGGTACCGGGCGGCTCGCCGGAGACGTCGCGCTACATCCGTGAACGGTTTCCGCGTCAGCGGGCGGACATCCGCGAGGCGTCGCCGGTCGAGGCGGCGCTGCTCGATGAATACCGGCTGGTCCGCGACGACGAGGACGATATCAACCTCCGGCGGACGGCGCTCGAACAGCGGATAAAACTGGCCATCGGCGAGGCGGACGGCCTGACATGGGCGGGCGGGCGGTTCACGTGGCGGAACGTCAGGGATTCGCTCAGGACCGACTGGGAGGCGCTTGCCGAATCGATGCTCCGGACGATGGCGGCGGACGAACAGGCGGCTTTAAAACGCGAATACTCGGCTCTCCATGAAGGAACGCGGCGGATTAATTTTCAGCGGGCAAAGGCGGTTACTCAATGACAAAAGACATAACGACACCGGCGGGCGCGGTCGCGGTTCGCGAGGGATTCGGAACCGACGAGGTTCTCAGTCAGGGCGACATGGGGTCGTCGTCGGCGGTCGCGGCGGCAAAGGAAATCGAAGTTCGGGCGATTCTGGCAGAGCGGCATCCGCGCAAACTGGAACCGTTCCGCCAGGGGCTGCTTCACTACTGCAAACATCCCGACTTCGCGGAAACGGCGATTTACCGGAAACCGGTCGGCGGCGGCAAAATCGCCGAAGGGTTCAGCATCCGGTTCATTGAGGCGGCGCTCACGCTGTATCACAACGTCTACATCTCGACCCGGATAACGTACGAGGACGCGGAGCGGCTGCTCATCTCGGTCGAGGTCTTCGACCTTGAAAGTAACCTCACCTACGGGCAGGACGCGGTTTTGCCGAAGCTGGTCGAGCGGCGCGAATCGAAAGACCGGCGGGTCGTCGGCAACCGCATTAACACCGAAGGGAAACAGGTGTTCATCGTCGAGGCGACCAAGGACGAGATGCGAAACGTCATGGGCGCGGAGCGGTCGAAACTGATTCGCGATCAGGGGCAGAAACTGCTGCCGTTTCACATTCTGGTCGAGGCACGGCGGCTCATCGACGAAACCAACGCCACCGAAAACGCCAAAGACCCGGACGCGGCGAAGAAGAAGATCCTCGACCGGTTCGCGTCGCTGGGCGTGACGGCGGAGATGCTGACCGCATACATCGACCGTCCGCTCGACGGCCTTACCGCGAACGATGTCTCCGAACTGGCTGTTCTGTTCAACGGCCTGAAAGACGGCGATATCGCATGGGCGGATGTGATGCGGATCAAACAGCAACCGGCGGAGGGCGAACCGGCTCCGGCTCCGGAGGCGAAACGCTCGACCCTTAAAGAAAAAATTCTGAAAAACCGCGAGCAGCGGACCGGCGGAGAATCCGGAGGCGCGGCATGAGCCGAAAACAGATATGCATGGAAAACACCGAAGTCCCTCCGGCGAAATCGGCGGGGTCCATCGTGTCGCTGCTGGTCGCGGCGGGCGCTCGCGAGGTCACGATGATACACGGCGAGCAGAAGAAGCTCATCGGAATCCGGTTCACGTTCGTGCAGGGCGAACTGGTGTTTCCGTTCTCGATTCCGGTCCGCATCGAGCAGCTGTTCAATCGCATGTGGAACGCGCGGAAAAACAAGTACTCGGCGAATAAACCGAAAATTCAGGATCAGGCGGAGCGGGTCGCGTGGCGGCAACTGTTCCGGTGGGTCGAGGCTCAGGTCGCGCTGATCGACACCGGCATGGTGTCCAACGTCGAAGTGTTCACGGCGTACTGTCAGGACGCTCAGGGACGCACTGTTTACGACCTGCTCGTCGAATCGAAGATCAAGGCGCTTCCGGCTCCGGAAGTCCGCCAGTAAAAAGGCGCGCGTCATGAGCGACCGGCGAACGTTCGAGGCGTTGAAGTATTCGTTCAAACCGGAGGAACTCCGCGAACTGGGCGAGGCGCTCGCGCGGGAGACCGGCAACGCCGGGACGCTGGAGGACCAGAAAAAAGCGGCGACGGCGGAACTGTCGGCGCAGATAAAACAGGCGCGGCGGCGCTGCGACGACCTCGCCGGAAAAATCAACAACGGCTACGAACTCCGCGAGGTCGAGTGCATGTCGATGCTGGAAACTCCGCGTCCCGGCATGAAAAGAGTCATCCGGCTCGACACTAACGAAACCGTCCGCGACGAGCGCATGACGGCGGCGGAGATGCAGGTGTCGTTTGGCTTCCGCGAGGACGACGACGTTCCTCCGCCGGACGGCAAATCGCGGGCGGCAGGCAAATGAAACGGCGTAATCCATGAGGGACGCGGTTGTTTTCCTGATTGACTTCTTGGCGCTCGTGTTCGCGGCGTTCGGGCTGCTGGTTTTCATCCGCTACGTGCAGCTGGAATTGCGGCGGCGGCGACGGATGCGGGAACTCAAGTACGGCGGCAAGTGAGACGGCGATTTAATCTCGCTGAGCGGATTGCTCTCTACCTGAGCGGTCGCGGTCGATGCCGCAATTGTGGAGTGCGGCTCGAAAAGGGATGGCACGCCGATCATGTACAGCCATACATGACCGGCGGGCCAACGGACGTTATCAACGGGCAGGCATTATGCCCGAAATGCAACTTACAGAAGGGTGCATCTGAGATGAGTTTACGCGAATGGCAAAAGGAATTTAAAGAGCAGTTCATCAAGGCGATTGACAGCGGCGCAACGAATTTTTTACTGGTCGCGACTCCCGGCGCGGGTAAAACGCGGGCGGCGAATGATGAGGCGAAACGACTGCTCGCGGACGGCATCGCCAAACGCGTGGTTGTCGTGACCCATACCGAATATCTCAAATACCAGTGGGCGCGGGCCGCAGCGCAAACCGGATTTTCACTCGACCCAAACTGGTACGCGACGGGTCCGGAGGTTCATCCCTACAAAGGTACCGTTGTCACTTACCAGAGCATTCTTAGTCAGTGGCAAATACACCGGCATCTATGCTCGCGTTCACCAACGTTTGTGATTTTCGACGAGGTCCACCACATGGGCGACGTGCGGGCGTGGGGCGACAAAGCCAAAAAAGCGTTCGACCCGGCGCGATTTCGCCTGAGTCTTTCCGGCACTCCGTTCCGCTCGGACGATATCCAGATACAGTTCGTCAATTACGAACCGGACCCGGACGACCCAAAGCTCCGGCGGGCGCGGGCGGATTACACATTCAGCTATGAACAGGCGATGCGGGCGGGCATTTGCCGTAAGGTTTTCTTTCCGACGTATGACGGAAAGCTCGAATGGATAGGACGCAATGGCGAATCAGCGGCGATGCTGACGGATAAAATCCGCCGCGATCTCGAAAGCGAGCGGCTCCGAACATTTCTGAACCCGGAGGGCGACGCGATGCGGCGGTTGTGCGGACTTGCCGATAACTGCCTCAGCGAATGCCGGAGGTTTGGCCATCACGACGCGGGCGGTCTGATAATTGCATCCGGCATACCTCAGGCTCAGGCAATGGCAAAACTCATCAAGTCGGTTTCCGGCGAGGCTCCGGCAATCGTCGTCTCCAGAAACGAGGACGACGAGGCGGGCGCGGTTCAGAGTCAGAAAATTATCGACCAGTTCAGGGACTCCGACCGGCGATGGATAGTTGCGGTTCGCATGATTTCAGAGGGCGTTGACATCAGTCGTTTGCGCGTATTGGTATATGCAACCGACTACCAGACGGAGATGTTTTTCCGGCAGGCGGTCGGGCGCGTTGTTCGCATGGTTCACGGATTGAAGGAGCAACACGCTCACGTATTTATACCTGATATTCCGGCGCTCCGGCGCTTTGCGCTGGAAATCAAAAAAGAGGTCGATCACATTTTGACAGAGGAGGAAAAGGGAAAACGCGAGGGCGGCTCCGGCGGCGATGACCACGACCCGCTGATATTTATACCGCTTTCATCGACCGCTATCGAATCCGACGTTATCGGTGACCACGTACACGACTCCGCCGCGATGGATTTCGCGCGGCAAATGCGCGACAGGGTACAGGTTGAGGTACCGGTCGCGGTCGTCGCCGAACTGTTTGCTTGCGCTCGAACCGCGACAGGTGAAACGGGCGGAGGGGCGGCTCCGGCACCTCGACCGGTTTTTGAGGAATTCAAGCAAGTCCGGCGCGAGAACGAAAACATGGCGCGGAGGCGTGACATTTTGCTCCGGCTCGAACCCGGCGCGACAAACATCGAATACCGGCGAATGGGCGGCGAGAGTGCAAAACAGGCGACGCTTGACGAACTGAGGGCTAAGAACGTATGGCTCAAAAGAGAACTGGCACGAATCGCGGCGGGGTAATCCGTATCATCGGCGAGATGCCGCGACCGGACGATGCGAGTCTGAGCAACGGCTACACCGTGTCAGACCTGCTGACATGCGTCGGTCATGGCGATTTGAATAACGCTCCGCATTTTATCCGCAAAGTGCTTGTGACGGGCGCGTGGCGACACTATGCGAATCCGGACACCAGCGAAATTATCGACTACGGCGAGGACGAGTTCGACAAATTCGCGCGGGCGCGATGGCCATTGGGCCTCAAGCAAAAGGACGGCATAGACACCCTGATCCATCTCTGTGAACTCTACTCGGCGGAGGAAGCGGCACCGGAGGCGCTTCGCCGATTGCGCGAACTACTGCCCAAAGCAGCACCGGCGATTCATGCCGGACCCGGCAGGGGAAAGAAAACCGATGGTAATGCCATCGGTTTTACTAAACCACGGCGCGGTACAACTGCCGCATCCACCCTTGCGCGTCTGAAACGTGATACACCCGAACTGGCTGACAAGGTCGTCTCCGGCGAGATGTCGGCCAACGCGGCGGCGATAGCAGCGGGTTTCCGGGTGCGCACGGTGCAGGTGAAGCCGACGGTGGAAGGTTTTAATCGGGCAATTCAGAAATATCTCACGGAGCCGGAACGGGCGGCTCTGGCTGGTTATTTAGGGGAAACTTCATGACCGTTGAATCCGTTTTCCGCACCCTGTTTCCGGGCGACCAGTACACCACCGACGCGGCGGCGCTCCGGCAACTCCGCGAAGAGGTCGAGTGTCTCCGCGAGCAGCTGGCGGTCCGTATCGGCGACGTCCGCCGGACGATGGCGGAATTCATCCGGCAAACCCAGGACGAGGACGCGCTCGCGGCGATGTTGTTTGTTTCGCGCGACATGGTGGAAACGGCGGCGCGGATTCAGACGCGCGGGATGCTTCCGGCGGTCAAGGGAAACCGCGAACTGCAGCGCGCGCACGACATACTGATCGGTCTGATTCTGTCGCCGGTGTGGCGGCTTGCATTATTCGGCGACGATTCGCCGGAGGCGCAGAAACTGCTGTCGGCGAACTGCGACGCCCTTTGCTGGGCGCTCGGCCACGACCATAACCAGACGTTCGCGAAAAATATCGCGGGCATCGAGGCGGCGATGTTCGCTCGCGGCCTGGTGCTCGGCGCTAAATAGGACACGATAAAATGAATAAATATGAACATCTCCGATTTAATGCTCCGCTGCAACCGCTGCCGCCACAAATGGCTCCGGCGGTCGGCGCAGCGTCCCAAACAGTGCCCTGCGTGCAAGACCACGTTTTACGACCGCGAGCGGGTGCGCAACATCCGGCGCGACCGGCGGGCGGCGAAACGTGGGTAACCGGTGGAGTCCGCTGTGGAACTCGCGCGAGGCGATGCTTTCCGATTTCGCCATGTTCGACCGCATCCAGGAGGAACAACTCATGAAAGCGGCGGCGGCGGACGGGCGCGAACTCACGCGCGACGATATCGCGACGCTTATTGACATCGCGACACGGCGGCAGGCGCTCATGCTCGAACTGAAACAGGCGCTGCGGTCCGGCGACGAACCGGAGGCGATCCGGCTGGCGCGGCAGGTGTGCGGGCTGCCGGCAGAGGTGACGGAATGACAGACAAAGAGCGGCGCGACCGTATCGCTGTGGACGAAGTTGTCCGGCAACGGTTGCGCGACTACGACGAGGCGGCGGCGCGGCGCAATCGAAAGCGACTGGCGGAAAAGATAGCAGAGGAGTTTCCACGCGCGGCGGATGAGGTCTCGGAAGAGTTTATTCCGCTGACTCGCGATGCGGGCTGGGTAAAACGGAATCCATATGACCCGGATGAGTACTGGCACAGTCCGGTTTACGACGTGTCGGTTCGGCGACACCGGAAAGACCCGGTATTTGGCTCAAAGGGCGGCATGGTGCAACTGGGCATAAGCTCGGCGGACGGAACCGCGCGGCATGACTGGCGCGATATGCAGGCAATCAAAAACCAGCTCGCAGGCGCGGAGTGCGAAGGATTTGAACTGTTTCCGGCGGAATCGCGGCTGCTCGATCCGTCGAACTATTACACGCTGTGGTGTTTCCCGGGTCTGAATCGGCTTAACGTCGGCGCTAACGAAGCGCGGCGCGTGTGGGATACCGGCGAGGCGATGGCACCACAAAGGGCACTCGCGCGTCAGGTGTGCGGGCTGCCGGCAGAGGTGACGGAATGACGCTGACGGCTATCTCTCAATTGCCGTTCGTGCAGGTGGCGCTGCCGATTGTTGTGACTTTTATCGCGGTCGGCATCTGGCAGAACCGGCGGCTGGACGACATCATCGGGCGGCTGGGCCGTATCGAATCCAAACTTGACACCCACACCGAACGGATTGTCGCACTGGAAACGAGGGCATGGCGATAGCTATAACATGCTATAATTAAGCCATGAATCACACGGCAGCAAACAACGGCACCCGCGAGCGGGCTATTGCCATGATTCGCGTCTCCGACGCAGGGCAGGCGGGCGACGACCGGTACGGTCCGCAACGGCAGCGGACGGCAATCGAACAGGGCGCGGCGCGGCATAACGTCGAGATCGTGAAATGGGTCGAAATCATCGACGTGTCCGGTCGCCACGTGCAGGACGACCCGGATTTTCTCCGCATGGGCAGCGACCTCCGCGCGGGCGTGGCGGACGGCGTTTTCGTGGCGGAACAGTCGCGTTTCGTCCGACCCGGCACCTGGAAGGAATACGGCGTTCTCGATATCCTCCGCGACAACAAAAAAGTTCTCTGGACACCGGGCGACCGGCTCGATCCATCGACGCGCGGCGGCTGGTATGCGCTCACCGTCGGCGGCATGATTTCGGGCGACGAACTGAACACGCTGCGCGAGCGGCTGGACGGCGGAAAGATCGAGGCGCGCAAAAAGGGCAAGCACGTGGGCGGCAATCACATGCTTCCGCGCGGCGTGGTTTATCTGAAAACTTTTGACCCGGTCACCGGCAAATGCACGTCGGCGAAATGGGCGCACGACGGCGTCGATTCGGAGCTCGTCCGGCGGGCCTATTCGATGCTGGTCGAGGAGAATCTGGCGTTCGAGGAAATCGCGGCTCGCATCGGCAACGGCTGGACCGGAAACGGTATCCACAAAACCATGGAAAATCCGATTTGGCGGGGCGTCCGTTCCTACAGGTGGACGGTGGGCGCGGAGTATCTGCCGGAACCGACGGCGGCGAACCCGAAACCGAAGCACCGGCGGAAACTGGCGGTCCGCGAAAACCCGCTGGAGGTCGCCATTGATTTGGCTCCGCTGGTCTCCGGCGAAGTCTGGGCCCGGTCCCAGGAACTCATCGCGGCGCGGAAGATTCGCTGGCACAAATCGAAGCTGAAGAACGACGGGCGCATCCGGCACCTGGCGACCGGCTTCGCCTCGTGCTCCTGCGGCCAGCCGCTCTATCCGCGTTTCGGCGGGCGTGGTTCGCATCTGGACTCCTACGCGTGCAGGACCCGGCACAAATCGGCGGCGGCGTCCTGTGGCTCGTCGCCGGTCAACCGCGAAGTGTTCGATGCGGCGCTCGAATCCATCGTCACGGACCGGCTCTGCAACGCCGATACCATGATGGCGATTCTCTCCGGCATCCGCGAACAGGCGGCGGCGAAACCGGACCCGAACCGGTCGAAGATCGAAGCGGCGGTCGCCAGATACGAAATTGGACGGTCAAGTCTAATTGACTCGCTCGGCGACGGCGAAATCACCCGCGCGGAATTTAAGGAAAAGATGGCGCGGCTCGAAGCGAACAAGACGGCGCTGCTGGCCACTCTGCCGGCTCCGGCTCCAAAGATGGCGGAGTCCGACATCGTCGCCATGCTGGCGCAGGCGTTCGCCGGTTTCGCGATGCTCGACTGGGCGGCGAAACGGGCTATCCTGCAACGCGCGGTTCGGAACGTGGTATTCAGAGACGGCGCGATACCGGAGATTACGATATCCGGCGGCTGGCTTGGCATGGGAGCCAATTCCCTACCGCAATCAAGAGCGCAATCGCAAATTGGCTCCGCTCCCGATGTCGTCGTCCGCTTCCCGCAACCGGTTCAAATAGCGGCGGTTATCCGGCCATCGAAGAAAGATAACCCGGTTTATCGGGAAACGCTGGCCAGGGCTCGCGCGGCGTTCAACGCCTCGATGACCCCGGCGGAACGCTCCGAAATGATGCGGCGGCGCTACCTCAACTCCAAAACTTACCGGGCACGGCAGGCGGGCGTTAAACGGGCTGCATGACGGCGCGGCACGAACACACGGCAGCAACGGACGGAACCCGCTCAGGGTTCCGTTTCGCGTTTGGGAGGAACTTTATGAAATGTCCGAAATGCAGGACCGAATACGGAACGCTCATCTGTCCCGTCTGCGTTGCGCAGTCAGCTCGTAACGCGTATCTCCGGCAACAGGAGCTATACGTTCCGAAAGTCTTCGACGGCGCTCCGCTGAACCTGTCCCGGCGGAGCCGGTCGCAACCCGCGCATATCGTCCTGTTCGGCGACACGCATCATGCGTATTGCGGCGTGGCGCTCGACGCTCCGCAGGTGCGCGAGCGGTGCGAATACACATCCGAACTGAGGGCGCGGCTGTGTCCGGACTGTCTCGCGATCTTCGACGAGGTCGCCGAACGGGTCGCGGCTCGCCTGGAGGCGGAATGACACCGGGCTTAATCACTCCGATGCATGAGGCGATACCGCGCGTGTTGCCGAACGACTGGCGGTTTATCCAGCGGTTTGGCGACGGCGGCGCATGGCAACGGCGCGACGGTCTGAGAGTGCTGGTCACAGTCGCGCCAATGAACGCGTTCGGCGACAGGCGCGAATGGATGCACATAAGCATGTCGCGCGAGGCCCGGTTGCCGAACTGGGACGACATGAAGGAAACGAAAAACATATTTGCTCCGGACCGGTTCGGGTACCAGATATTCGCTCCACCTTCGGAGCACGTGAACATTCACCAGTTCTGTCTGCATATCTGGATTCCGCTCACCGGCGAACTGCCGATTCCGAATTTCGGCGAGGGCGGAACGATATGACACCGGACAAGATTTTCAGGGTCGTCTACAAGGTCCACACGGTCGCGGGCGCGGACCATTATCACGCGCGCGTCATCGCTCACCGCGGCGTCTATGACGCGGTCGTCGGCGTACTCCAGATGAACGCCGAAGAATGGGAAGCGTTCGAACTCGCGGCGTGTGCCGCCAGCATCGAGATTGCGAAGGATGTCCCGCTCATTCCGGCTTAAACCGCCGCTCCCGGCGGGGCGCGAACGCGACATCGTCAATGCCTGTCTCGATCTGCTCCGCGTCCGGCAGTACTACCCGGTTCGATTGCAGTCCGGCCTTTTTAAAACCCCGGACGACCGGTTTGTCCGCATCGGCGAACCCGGACTGCCGGACTACGTCGCGGTGCATGAACTGTACCCGGCGGTGTTCGTCGAATTCAAACGGCGCGGCGGCAAACCACGACCGGAGCAAATCGAAAAAATTCAGATTCTCCGCGATGTCTTACGGCTCGCGGTCGCGGTCGTCGATGACCCGGCGGCGCTGGCGGAATTTCTTACAACCCACGAACACAGGAGCAACAATGCTTAGAACGCGCGTTATTCGACCCGGCATAGCGACCAACGTCGAACTGGCCAAACTTGGACCCGAAGCCACCATTCTGTTTGAAAGACTCTGGATGATGGCGGACCGCGAAGGGCGGCTAATCGACGACCCGGCGCGAATCCGCGTCGAAGCGGTCCCGGCTTTCGAATGGAGTGTGGAAGCTGTGGAAAAGCTGTTGAAAAGCCTGTGGAAAAGTGGCTTTATCGAACGCTACAAGGCACCGGGATCACCCTCGAATCACCGTTGGATCAGGGTCTTATCAGTTGTAAATTTCAAAAAACACCAATGGATTCACAAGGGCGAACCGCCAAGTTTACTGCCATCAAATCCGTCAAGTGATGGGAAACAAAAGACTAAGCACAGGCCTTCGCCCGGTAATTACCGGACGGCTCCCGGTAATTACCGGGACCGCGTCGTACGCTCCCCGGAATCTCCGGACTTGTTTTTGTCTTTCTTAGATACTGTATCTAAGACAGAGAATGTATCTGTACCGACCGAAGACGCGCGCGCGAAAACCTCGCCGGTAACCCCTGCCGAACCGGAGCGGAAAAAACCACCGGCGACCGCGACATCGGCAACGGCTCCGGAGCGTCCACGGCGACCGGCGAAACCCGTCGATTTCTACCCGTATACCCCGGCGGACGTCGACACCGTCCGGCAGTCGCTGAAATCCCTGGCTCGCGTGGCGTTGCTCCGGCTACCGCAACCGGACGACGGAATCATCCGCGCGGTGCTCGACGCCTGTCGCGGCGCGAGCGGCGAGGAAATCCATGACGCCATTCACGGACTGCTGGTCCGCGAGCGGTTCCGCGAAGTCCGCTCATGGGGTTTATTGCCGCACGTGCTGAAACCGCTGTTTTCGGCACGCGCGTCTTGACAGTCAAACGCAGCTAATATATAACAATGCACATCATTAATCTGGTAAAGGAAAAACATTGAAACAGCGCGGAAGCGAAGTACCGGATGTTCCGGAGTTTCTTGAGCGTCACTACACGTTGGCGGAACTGGCGGCGCACTGGCACATGTCGATCCGGACCTTGCGGGATTGGTTCTCGAACGAACCGGGAGTCGTCAGATACGGAAGCGGCAAGCTGGGCAAGGGAAAGAAGCGGACCTACATCTCGATTCGCGTTCCGGAGTCGGTAGCTAAACGCGTTTACCAGAAAATGACTCGCGCAACCAGACCGGCAGGAGGCGGGGTGTAATGGGCTACGTGCAGTGTATTGGGCCGTGCGCGGCGTGTAAAAAAGTTTTCGCGTATAACCCGGACAAGGTTCCGTCGCTCACCATCGACGGCGAGCGCAAACCATTCTGCCGTGAGTGCATCGAACACGCGAACGTCATTCGGAAAGCGACCGGCTACGAACCAATCGTTCCGTTACCAGGAGCGTACGGACCGGCGGACGAAAACGAAATCGACTGGTCGGTGGACTGAGTGGCTCGGTTCATCGACGACATCCGGCGCGTGGGGCGGTTTGTGATGCCGCGCGTTATCGCTGAGGGCAAGCGTCAGAAGTGGGCGCAACACGCGGTCAGACTGTTCGATTTCATTCGCGGCGGCTGCGGCGAAGTACCGGTTCTGCTCATCGACAACGTGGCGGAGTATTACTACAGCGCAAACGACCAGGAGTACTGGGATTTAACGAAGGATTTTCCGAATCTGGCTCCGCCGTTTCCGCTGTTCTGGGTCGAGCATCGTTTTCCGAAACGGATTCACTCGAAAGAGGGTGATACCGATGTCGCGGCCATCACGCCGAACGGTCGCGTCGGGGCTCTCATCTTTGGCTCACCCATTGAAGGCGTGCGGGGCGACAACATTCCGGACGGCGCGAAATGGGTTATCGTATCCGAGTTATTTCTCGACTATGGCATCCGGCGCGACGACATTCAGGGTCCGCATGGCTCGATATCGTTCGCCATCGACGCGGAAGGGCGGCTCATCGACCGTCCGTTTATGCAGTCGTTCGCGGCTCCGGAGGACGAGGAAATCATGCGGCATTTCATGGGATGGATGCATCCGGCGCTCCTTGCGATATCGTTTCTGCACTGCCGGAACGTGAGCGTCATCGACAATCCGGTGCCCGTGAAACTGGCGAAAAAGTTCGCGGCCAAAAACGGGTTCCAACCGGCGGCGCACAAAACGCTGGTCATCGAACCGCTGAAAGCCATTCTCCGCTCGGAGGGCAAATCAGACGAGATCGGCGTCGCCAGGGCCATGCATATCTGTCGTGGCCATTTCCGCGACTACCGCGAAGGTCCCGGCCTGTTCGGCAAGTATCACCAGCTGGTCTGGACTCCGTCGGTCGTGCGCGGCACGCGCGGCAAGAAACCGGCGGAGCGGGAAATCGAGGTCAGGTTGTGAAGCTGGTCATGTATGCATGGGTCGGCGAGGATGAGTGCGGCAGCGGAGTAGTCGGGTTGAAACAGTGTCTGGTTCCGGCTGGTATGGTTCCGCTCGCCGCGATGGAACACCATCTCGACCGGCTGACCGGCTTACAGCGACAAATGGAATTGCAGGCGTCAATGTACGGGAAGAAAATCCGCCTGTACCGGTTTGAAGCAACCGAATTCATCGCGGAAACGGCAGGCGGCAAATGGCCGGAGGAATTATGACCCCGCTGATGCCGGACCGCGTCGCGCCACTCGCGGCGGCAACCCGCGATTTCGACAAACCCTGCAATGAACTGTTCCCGGTTACCACGGCGGCGATGACATCGTCCGGGTTCGCGGTCAGAACCAGCGACGCGGCGGGCGGCGTGCTGGCGATGGAATACGCGGGCCAACCGCTCGCCTACAGTTTCTTTTTCGGCAAGGCGGACCCGCTCATCGCCAGGTATGTCGAGGGCGGCGACCGCATGAAGAAAAAATTTCGCGGCGTTTCGTTCACATCGGCGGACTTCGCGTTCGTTCCGCATGAGACCGGCTGTCGCGTCAACCTGAGCATCGGCATCGTCGGTATCAACATTGCGCCTGACACCCGCACGGCGACATGGAACCGGACCGGCCAGGCGCTCGCCAGCAACGGCACGGCGGAGAACGAAGCACTCGACAAAATCGGGCGGTCGCAGTGATTTCGTTCGCACCGGCGGCGGACACGATAGACTGAATTCCGTCACGCTGTTTGCTGCTTTTGTTCACTCCTGCGGGGGCCTGACCCCTGTGAACGTCCGCCGGTTAATCTTCCGGCGGGCGTTTTTTTGTTATGCTTGACTTTCGCGTTTTACTCACGCCGTACGGGACAGGCGCTGAAAACAAGCGATAGCATCCCGTCTCCCCACCAACATGCTTTTTCGTGGTGTCTCTGAATGCGATCCACACTGACCGGCAGGTTCTTTCCGCGCGTCGCCATCACCAACAGCGCGGGCGACCACATCCGCCACGTACCCGGCGCAACCGCTCAGGCGATGACAACCGCCGGTATCGTGACGGCGCGACCCTCCGCCGGCCGTATCCGCGAAGTGTCTATCACCAGACCGGCATCATCGAACGCGATCCGCGTCGGCAACCCGTCGCCGGTTAATCCCGGCGGCGTTAAA